CGCCTCCAGCTCGCTGGCCAACGCGCCAGCGCAGCTCACCTGTACTGGCATCGTAATCAAACAACCGAAGATCTTCGTTTCGTGTCATCGATCCTCCTTGCTGTAAACGGCATTAGTATAGATTGACATGGCCGGCACGATGCGCAGCGAGGACTTCTCGACGTCGCGGTTCTTCGCCGTGTCGAATGCCTCCTTTGCCAGCTGCTTGAGTGCGCCCGCAGCACCCGGCGCATGGTGCATCGCCACCCGCCACGCCAGTCCTCCCACGTAGGCGTCGAGGAACCGATACGGCACCTCGGGCTCAATCCCATCAGGGAGGACCGCGTCCTGTATTTGCCGCGCGCGATAGAACATGAGCGTGCGCGGCTCGATGTCGTCGGGCACCTGCCACAGCGTAATCGTCGGCAGCACCTGCGCGTCGTACCAGTACTGGGTCGGATTGCCGGGCGTGGTCTTGTCGGGGAACGCCGCGTAGGTGTCGCGGTCCACGCTGGTGATCAGCCGGTCCTTCTCGGGCGCATTGCCGGTTCTGATCCAGCTGCCAAGGATCATCACCGTGGTGGGGTCGACGTCGTACACCGCCTTGCCGGGCTCCAGCGGGATGCTCTGCAGGTCGACCGTCCACAGGTTGACCTGATTGTTCGACCATTCGGCCTGGAGCAGGTTGGCCTCCATCGCCGCATCGTGCAGGTGCTCGGGCGTCAGCGCGCTGCGCCTGATCTGGCAGCGGCCATAGGCGGTGATCACCACATCGGCGAGCGAGGGTGCGAAGTCGTAAGTCTTGCTGGTGTTGGTGCCGGCCGTCATTGCAGTAGCCTCACTTCAATCGCCGCAGCGTTGCTGTTCACGTTGAGCCGAATCGCATTGCACGGCGTATTCAACCTGCCGGCATAGCTCCCGGTCTGGCCGGCCGGAACATCACCCGTCATCCAGCGCATGTTCGCTGGCGTGGTGACCATCGGATCATCAAGGCTGACTTGGACGTCATAGTTGGCGGCACCCGTGGTGTAGACGTAGAGCGTGGCAGGGAGCTTCGGGCTGAGCCCAATCACGGTGCTGGCGCCCGGCGTGGTCGGCGGGATGGTGTACTTGATGAGCGGCATCGGCCTCTCCTCGTCTCAATGTGCGGGGAGGCTGGACCTCGCCGTACGCCAGGGGGAGGGCCTAGTAACGGGTCCAGCCTCCCCTATCCCGTGCGTGGAGCGTGTGCGGACGGGCCACACACGGGTATTCAGCTCACATCCATGTCAGGGTACTTCGCCTTCACCTTGCGCTTGATCGTCGCCTGCTCGCCCGGCGAGGCATTCGCCGCACCGCGCGAGAGCGCCGCCTTGGCATGACCCCTGTCAGGAATCGGGTAGGACCCAGAGCCAGCCCCCTTTGGGCCCGAGCCTCGGCCGGGGAGCGCAAAGTCGGACTTCGGGAGGGACTGGCGCTGGGCAGCTGAGAGCCGGCCGCCATCCTTGTAACGCCCCATGGTCTCGTCCGAGGAGCGCGGCACCGCATCGGAGACGCGCTGAGCGCGGTCCATATCGGAGTACTTCTGCACGTCGAAGGCGCCCCTGGTCATCGGACGACCGAGCGTGCGCTGGACCGTGTTGATACCGCGCGCGATCTTCTGCGCCGTGTTCTCTTCCGGGTAAGGCTCGGGTCCGCGCTCATCGCTGCCGGTATGCTTGAGCGGCGAGAGCTTGCCACCCCACGCCACCGGCTTGTTGGGTGGGATGTCACCACCCTCCTGGCGCTTGCGCACCGCACCACCGCGCCGCATTCCGCCGCCCGCGATGCCGCCACCACCACTTGTATCAACAGGAGGAGGCGGCAGCGTTGCCGGCACCGGGCCGGGCGGACCTCCAGGCATGCCGGCCGGCGGGGTGGGCGGAGCGCTGAGAGACGTGCTGCCGCCAAGGCCCAGGTCGCCCGAGCCCAGGGCGGGAAGCAGCGGATTGAGCCCTGCCGTCGTGAGATCGGCCACGCTGCTGCTCTTCGGCACCTTCGTGCCGGTCGTGTCGCTGTCGGCGGGGCCGCCACCCTGGCGCTTCTTCACCACACCGCCCGGCTTGAGACCACGCGGCCCAGGCGTGTAGCCCTCGTAGAGCGGGGCACGTTTGTCTCTTCGTGTTGCGTCTGGAATGATCAGCGGCAGGTCCATGCGCCTACCCTGGAAGCGCTCCTCGACCGTCGGCGCACCTGCCTGCGGGCCGGGCTTGAAGCGCTCGGCACCGCCGATCACATCTCCAACAGGACGAGCACGCGAATCATCGTCAGGCTCCTCCAGCCGCTTCGCCGTTGCACCGCCAGCCTGCCGCTTGGCGATGCCACCCTTCTTGAACTTCTGCTCCACCTTGCCGCCGGCCGGCGCATGCGGCTCATTGGGCGAGATCAGGTCGGCGTCGGCCTTGGAGACCACGCCACCGCGCTTGTAGGCCTTGCGGTCGGCACGCCGACGTGCGGCACCGCCGTAGGCCCGGCCATAGAACGGCAGTTTCTTCTTCTTCTTCTTGGGGTCGTCCTTCATCGGCGCACAAAGCCTCCCCGCCTGAAGTGGGGCTCGCGATCGGCACGCTTGCCCGGCGTGCCACCAATCACCTTTGCGTGGAATGTGTTGCCGGTGACGCGCTTGGGACCGCGCGTCTTGGTCGGGATCGCGCCGCCCTTGCACGGATCAGCTGCCTCGCCGACGAAGTCGTCACGCAAGTCGCGCGGGGAGTTCCCAATCGGACCAGAGGGTGGACGTCCAGCCATCAGAGCCTCCCCGCATGTGACGTCTCAGCTCGTCGGATAGCTGCCGTACACTCCGCGCCAATCGAAGTAGCTAAAGGCATACCTTTCTCGACCCTTTACCTTTAAGTTATCGGTATCGAAGTCGACATACATATCCATCTCGAAAGGTACCCTATCGTAGTATATCAAGCCGCGCTTGTCGGTCTTGATGAACCACGCGAAGTTCGACGTCAGGAACTCGTTGACGATGTAGTCGCGCAGTCCGCCGCCGACGTGCTGGATGGCGTTGACATCGTTGTCGTTGGTGCCGGGACGCAGCTCAGTGCGCAGGAGACGGACGATTACTTGCTCCAGGGCAGCAGGAACAAGCACCAGCTCGGCCCGCGCACTGATCTTGATGTTGCGCTCATCGACCCAGTTGTTGCGGATCACCGTCATCGCGGTGAGCAGCGAACTCTCGTTGAGATCGATGTCGGCCGCCGGACGATTGCCGACGCTGCCTGAGTCGGTGGGGTGGTCGGTCGCGAACAGTGCCTTCTGGTCGCCGCCGACGGTCTGATCGAACACCGTGCCGGTGTTGAAGATGTTCGCGGCATATATCTCTTTGGTGGTCGCGAACACGTCCTGCAGGCCGAGGTTCGACGGGTTGAACTCCGCCTTGTATTGATTGTCTTCCACGGCACGCCGGGTGATAATGTAACCGAGACTCAGCTCTCGCATCTCGGCGCTGTACATCCAGCGCTCGCCGGCTCTCTCATCAAAGTAAGTGCTGGCACCTTCGCCCTTCTCGCGCGCGAGCGGCAGGTATGCCATCTGCGTGCGGCGCTCCAGCGCCATCTTGGATGTTCTCTTCTCGAAGAGGCGAGACCACTTGGTCTCGATCTTCTTATAGCGCCCTTCCACGGCGGCGAGGCCGGGGAACAGTTCGTTCTTGATCGATGCCATGTCGATTGCCATGACCTATCCCTCCGTTGTCCTTGCCAGCCGTTACGTCGCCAACAGCGTCTTCGAGTAGTGGAGGTTCCACGCGACCTCCACGATGTTGTTGGCCGAGGCGGCGTCGTAGCCGTTCTCGCCGACGTTCACGCCGTTGTTGCCAAGGCCGACGATCCTGAGCGGCAGCGCATCGCTGCCAGTGCTGACAGCAGGAGTGCCGAGCGCCCACTTGGAGAAGCCGGTGGTGCTAGCGTTGTAGACGAGGGGCGCATTGGCGCCGACGTCGGTCAGGGTGATCGGCCCGGTAGCCGCCATGACCTCAAACACCACGAACGGGTCATCGATGACGAAGACGTCGACCAGCCCGAGCGCACCCGAGCCCGGCCAGTAGTTCGTCCAGATCGGATAGCCGAGCGCCGAGCTGAGATAGTGGAAGCCCTCAACGACGCCGACGTTGATGAGCTGATCGCCTGCCGCGATCGTGGAAACAGCGACGGTGCCGTCGGCAAGCGACTTGACGACGTCGCCCCGGTTACAGGCGCCAGCGTTGTTCTGCATCTTGCGGGTGGTGTGATTGGACGTCCAAGCCGCACCATCGCCACGACGCACAGCGCGGAGTCCAAACGGAGCATTGATGTTCGCCATAAGCTGGCCTCCCCTGTGTAAGGGTTACCGGCCTTGGCGAGCTTCGCCTCAGTCCGAGCTGTGGATGTGCCCAGCGTCCAGGCGGTGGACGCTCTACCCGACTATTCGTCGGGAATGCTGATCGCCTCACGCTGAGTGCGGTTGGCGTACACGACCCGCTCTGAGTGCCCGTCGGGCGTCTCGGCGATCTTCGTGCGGTTCACCTGCATAGCGCGAGTCGCTTCCAGTATCTCCTCATTCCTGGCCTGCAATGTCAAGCGCATCGGCCGTTCCATCAGGATCATGTCCTTGACCACGACCGGGCCCTGGGCGCCAAGAGCCGCGAACCGGCCAGGGAAGTGATGGTGCTGCACCGGCCGCCAGCCCTGGTCCTGGTACATCCTGGTCTCGGCGTAGTCGGGCTTGCCGTAGGTCTCGAAGCGTTTCCAGTTGAAGTCGATCTCGTTGTTGACGTTGCCCTTGGTGGGGTCGCCCCTGGTGGG